AACCCCATGGTGCTTGCTTGTTCTTGTAAGAGTCGACAAAAGACTGGCTAAGAGTTGACATTGTTCCATTCCCGTAAGTAGTGAGTGTTAAGAGAGAAGAGTGTAGCGCACACTCGAATACTGAAATGGTCCAGCATCTAACTAATTTTTATTTTATTAGTCCAATTTCTTTAGCAGTAATCAAAGGTATGATTTTCCCTTTTTTGTACTTAAGTATTCGCGTATTTATGCCTGGAGCTATCTCGTATGGGAGCCAATAGTCTTCTGTAACAGTAAATGTCTGCCCAATATCAAGTGTTGAGTTTGTATTGTATCCCCAAAGATGTTTTATTTCGTTCTCTTCTCCGGTGCAGTCTCCGGTTGGGTGCCCGCAAACGGGACACGCGCTACGTGTAGCTCTGAGATAGGTGACCCCATTCACCTCTTCCATTTCATCGGGCCCACCAAAAGCAGCGCTTGAATAAAAAGGTTGATTCATCTACTAATTATACAGTTGCTTTAAAATTCTTGGAGCAGAAATCCCTGTTTGGATATTTCTGCTCTTATTTCATTATACTCAGACATGGGTATCGATGCGTCAAATCTTTCATCCATTGTTTTTCTCAGCATTACTGGGTATGCGGAGTGCCTGGTGTAACTCTCGCCATTTTCTGGATATATCAGTATCTCATCCCAGTCCACTGTTTTCCCTATACCCACCGTATACGGTGCAGCCAGCATCGCTACGGGAAGTATGTCTCCGTCATCTGTCATGCTCACGTGGGTTATTGTAATGCATTCTTTTACCGGCATCGTTGGGTCTAGGAATGCGTCGGCAAGCTCTATGTTTTTTGTCTTTTCTGAGCTAAATGAACAGTACCCTTCTGCGACCATGGTGATTCCAGTAACGCCCCAATACTTGCGCATCATTGAGCATAGTTTTTTGCATTTATTGAATCTACGCGGATGAGGGTCCTTTGATATCTCGGACTTCATTTGGGCGATTATCATCAAGCTTGGGCCAACCCAGCCTATAAAATGGGTCGCGATATCCTCCCCAACTCCGTGTTCTTTAACCGCCGTGCTTTTTGCTAACTGGGCTGACGTTAAGGCCAGGGCGCATTTGCCAAAATCGTCAATATAATCATCCACCGCCAAATATTAAGGGAAAATAGCGAAACCCAGGGGAAGACCCTTCCACTAGGGGTCATTCCCATCGGCTAGAGTTTCCCTTATGGCAGATAACAGCAAATCAAAGAAAACAACAAATAAAAAGAGTCCTGCAAAAAAGGCTCCAGCAAAAAAGACAGCACCAAAGAAGGCTCCTGCAGCAAAAGCTGTAGAACCAAAACTTGGTGACTCAACAGCGTCCTTCGTGAAGGCTGAAGAATTCGTCAACGCTATGCTTGACAATGTTTCCAATGCTGCTGAGACAGTGAGCGTAACAATCGACAAGAATGTCAAAAAGCAAAAGCGCTCAATCAGAAGATTCTTCAAAAAGCTCTTCAAGTAAACGTGCGTCTGCTGGGTCATGACAACTGACCACAGAAAAGCACCAAGGAGAAACATAGTCTCCGTCACCAAGAGTGGCAGCTGGGGTAACGTGACGTATCGTCACGAGCTATCCTGCGGCCACGTTGAAGTGAGAAAGCGTGCTGCGCCGACAAAAGACATTGCTTGTGCGTGGTGTTTTAGAGCTAGACAGCGCGACGTTGAAATAAAGTCACTTGCTCGTGGTCCATTCATACTTTCCGACGAGCCGGACCTTAGTTCGCAAGAAATGCATATTGATAAGAAGAGAGCTGCGCTTTCCTCTCGATTCGGCGTCCCCCTAGACGCTGTTGATGTTATGTCTGAAGATATAAACGGAAGACTCGTAATCAAAAATGCAGTTATTTATCTTTCTGCCCTAGATGTTGAAAAATTAACTCGCCACCAGTAAGATGCACACCTCATCACTAAAGATTTTTTGGGGGAATGCATGGAAAACATTAACACCTTAGATACACCGCCAAAAAACGGAAGATGTTTAGGACATGACCCAAACATATTCTTCCCATTTTCAGAAAAGTCCGGCGACTCATATTCTCGCAATTACGTAAAGGGTCGGGAAAATACAATCCTTGCAAAATCAATTTGCGAAGAGTGTCCAGTAATCGAAGAGTGTCTCCAGTATTCCCTTAGGCACGAGCCGTTTGGAATATGGGGTGGGAAAACCGAAAGAGAACGAAAAACACTCAGGCGCAGGCTCGGTGTACAGATAATTCCTAGAGAGCCAATAAATATTTTGCTCGGATTCAAGTTCGGTAGCTAGGCTCGCAAGATGGCGCAATCCGCTTCAGAACAAACACAAAATTTTCTTAGTCGTCTTACTGGCGTTCGCCAAACTGGCAACGGGTGGCAAGCGAGATGCCCATGCAGAGATAATGACAACAACCCGTCTTTGGCAATTGGGCAGGGAGATGATGGTCGAACCCTTGTTACTTGCCATAGAGCAATGTCGTGCGATGTAGAAAAAATCTGCAGTTCTGTTGGGCTTAAGGTTTCTGACCTAATGCCTCCAGACGGTAAATTTACTCCTTCTAAAAACAGTTCCTCTCCTACGAAAACACAACCGACAAAGCAACAACCATCAGCGCCAGTAGCAACAAGTAAACCAAAATTCGTCAAGGCCTATGACTACACAGACGAACATGGTGTTCTTCTTTTCCAAAAGACACGCCTTGTCGATGAGGATGGAAAGAAAACATTTAGACAGAGAAAGCCAGACGGTCAAGGCGGATGGATTTATTCTCTCGGCGACACTCCAAAGGTTCTCTACAATCTCCCAGCAGTTCTTGATGCAAAGTCAAAAGGAATCCCAATTTGGTTAGTTGAGGGAGAAAAAGACGCAGACACACTCATGGAAATGGGCATAGTTGCGACAACAATGCCAGGAGGCGCTGGTAAGTGGCTTGACATTCACACTGAGGCTCTTGCTGGTGGGGTTATCGAGATAGTTGCAGACAACGATGATATTGGCAAAAAACATGCGATAGATGTATTCAATGAGCTGCAATCAGTTGGCTGCGATTCGCAACTATGGATATGCCCATCGACAAAGGACATTACCGACCACATTGATTCTGGGGCAAAGATTGAAGACCTTGTGCCGTTCGAAGTGGGCGCAGATGTTCTACAAGAGATTCAGATTGAACAACCTGAAGAGCGCGATACAGAGGAGCTTTCAGCCGAGGAATTGACGTTGTTGAAACTCAACGAGTTGCTCAATCGAGATGACCTAACTGCAAAGCAGAAGATAGCAAAGAGCAACCTGATTGTTGCATCATCAACAATTGGGCACGTACTTGACACCGGAAGACTTGTTCAGTGGAATGATTTTCTTGCAGAATCAACAAATGAAACTCATGAATGGGTAATACCAGGACTGGTTGAGCGCATGGAGCGGGTAATCGTTGTTGCTGCTGAGGGTGTGGGAAAAACCATGCTCGCGCGGCAGATAGCTATTTGTTGTTCTGCTGGTATTCACCCGTTTTCGTTTCAGAGAATGCCTCAGGTGAGGACCCTGACGGTGGACCTTGAAAACCCAGAAAGAATCATTAGACGAACGTCTAGACAGATTGCCTCAGAAGCAATGAGTCTTTCAAAAGTAGAAAAACTAGAAGCCTATATTTTGACGAAGCCATCAGGAATGGACTTACTGAAAGCTCAAGATAGGTCAATACTCGAAGAAGCAATCGAAGAAGTGCAGCCGCAGATACTGGTAATTGGTCCTCTGTACAAAGCATTTCTTGACCCAGGTGGAAGAACTTCTGAATCAGTAGCGCTAGAAATAGCAAAATATTTGGATGCAATTAGGACTGTATATAATTGCTCATTATGGATTGAACATCACGCTCCACTTGGTTCAACAATGTCCACCAGAGACCTGCGTCCATTTGGTTCTGCTGTTTGGTCAAGATGGCCAGAGTTCGGTATCTCTTTACAACCAGACCCAACAGCTCTAGGCGATTATGTTTATGACGTTAAACACTTTAGAGGAGCACGAGAAGAACGTCCGTGGCCACTGAAGATGAAACGTGGGAAGAGATTCCCATTTGAAGTTATAGATTGGATGAAAGTTGGGCCATGAGCGAAGATAAGTCTAAGCCAATAACAACTCGGGAATTTTTAAGCGAACGAGATATGCGCATATTTAAAATGCGTCAGGCTGGAACCTCAATAAATGAAATAGCCAGAAGATTTGGAATATCAAACAGCGTCGTTGCAAAGGCAATCCAGCGACAGTTAGAGAAGATGAACAAAGAAGCAGTTCTTGCATACCCGGAAGTACTGAGAATGGAGCTTGAACGACTAGACAACCTCCAACAGGCAATCTGGCCAATGACTCAGCACAGAAGGCAAGTAATGGACGATGGCTCAGAGCAACAGATAGAGCCAGATATGAAGGCTATTCAGCAAGTACTTTCTATAATGGATAGAAGAACCAAACTTCTTGGCATGGAAAGCACCAATATAAACGTCCAGATGGACGTAAATCAGTCGCAAAATGTCAGGGCGACAATTGCCGGACAGGAGGGTGTCACAAGACCTGCAATAGGCTTTGACCCAGAGTCTGAAGCTAGGAAACTTTTGGAACTTATGGCAATTTCTGGTGTTTTGCCAGCAGAAACAGTTAAATCACTCTTAATGGCGAATGACTCCGACATACTCGATGCTGAAATAATCGTCGCAGACGAAGATGGTAGTGTTGAGCCAACGGAAGAGGAAAGTAATGACGACTGACAGCGAAAACACGAACAACACGGCCGGGGTGGTTCATTCAAACATAGGTCCAGCAATGGATAAGGTCGTTGAGTCGATGAATTTAAGTATTCAGCCGATAGTCAAAGAGGATGATGGTCCAGCTCAAGTCCAGCAACTAATTAGGTGCACGGACACAGATAGGGACAGATGGCGTCAGGCTGCATCACTGTGCAATATGACCGTGTCTGCATGGATTAGGCAAACACTTAACAACGAAGCCACCACCCTGCTTGAGTGCGACCACCCGATGAATATGATGAAATTGTATCCATGGGCCAAAATTTGCACAAAATGCAACACGAGACTCTAGTTCTGGGGTTAATAAACTCTTAGCCTTTTGCTTGTAGTGGTATTATTGCAAAGGAAATGTCTTCGCAAAATAATGAGTTCGAAATTCCCTTTAATCTGTCGCGTCGCGGTAAAAAAGAGGAAATAAACACAAAATCAATAGGCCGACGAATCGGTTCTCTTGCAGCGAGCAGGTTGGCAAATAAACCAAATTTAGGTGGAAAACGCAGAGGCGGTAGGGGTCTTGGCGTACCAGATGGCGACCTAAACCCAAGAACAAGAATAGATGTAGACGGTGACGGAACGATATTCGATGGATGGCCTGGCTGGGAACAACCAGACCCAACCCCATCATCACCAATCAATACTCCGAGATTGTCTCTTTCCAGTGGGGAGAAAGAAAAGAAACCATCTTTCCCACGGAAACCTACATACGGCCCATTCATTGGAAGCGCCGAAGAGAAGTTCGGCAAAGCAAAAACATGGGAAGAGTTTAAAGAGATTTATGACGACACCGAAATAAACTTCTTTGATTACGAAACAACTGGTCTTGTTTTCGACGAATTCAGAGAGCCGTCATCCAATGGCCAGCCAGTGCAATTTGGTGTTGTGAAGATGAAAGGCGATAAAGAAATAGCTCGCCTCAATTTGTTTATGAATCCAAAAGAACCGCTTGGTGATTGGTCGGCAAAGTATCTCAAAGATAAAGATGGTAAACAACTAACAGACGAATGGCTATCTGGGCAGATGTCTATGGCCGAAGCGCATCAGGCGCTTGTTGAATTCGCTGGAGAAGATGCAATTTTTGGTGTACAGAATGCTGCGTTTGATAAAGACGTTTTAGAACAGACGCTTAGTGATGCAGGAATCGAGTGGCGTCCAGGTGGATATCTAGATACAAAAGATATAGCAGACATGACTCTTCCAAAATGGTCAGAAGAGAACCAGGATGGACCATTCATCATTGACTCTGAGGGAAACAAAAAACCGTCAAACGGTCTCGCAGCAATAACCAAGTATTTAGAGGTTGAGCTAGGAGAAAAACACCATACAGCAGACGCTGATGCTCAAGCCACAGGCCTAGTGATGTCGGCGATAATAAATGGAGCTCTTGAGAGAGATTGGCCGACCAATCTTCTTGATTCAGAAAAAAGAAAAAAGAAGCTGCAGAAAGATAATGAAAAATTTGATGCAGAGATAAAAAAATTCCGCGCCGAAAAAGAAAAATTCATAAAAGACGCAAAAAAGAACGAACAACCAAGCTTGTCATCTGGCTCGCAAGAGCGTCCGATAATAAAATTGGACAACAGCAAAAAGAGACCAGTTATATCGTTCAAAAAAGACGAAAGAGAAATGCTTAAGAAGCATCGCTCGACAAACTACAAGTATGGCGACGACAGCGTTCTTGGCGGAAAAATAAACGCATACAAGAATGACTGGCTAAAAGGGCTTAGTAGTCAACAAATAGCAGATTTGATTGTTCCAGACTCGCAAGATGGACATTTCAGAATGTGGGTTGATGACATTGCTCCTGGCGCATATGAAGTTGAGGGGCCAAGAGCTGCATTTAGAAAATACTACGACGAAATGATGGCAAACTCTCCTTGGGATGAGGTTGATTACTCTCCTGGGAACGTGCAGGCATCGAGGGATGCAGTTAAGGCTCTACTGGACTCATCCCCCGCTGTTAAATGGGCATTTGAAAACCATGGAGCACCATCTATTGGTGTGATGTCAGCAAAAGGAATTGAAGTATACGAAGCAATCCCATCAGTAAATGAAAAATTGGCAAGA